GTTGGAATAGCTATTGCTACAGATGGCTACTCTGAATACTTTCCATTTGACCACGAAGGTGGTGGTAATCTTGACAAAGACTTAGTAATGAAATGGTTTAAAGATATTTGTGAATCAACAGCAGATAAAATATTTCACAATGCAATGTATGATGTATGTTGGATTAAATCTATGGGTTTTAAATTAAATGGTAGAATTTATGACACAATGATAGCTGCATCACTAGTCAACGAAAATCGATATAGATACGATCTTAATAGTTTAGGTTGGGATTATGTTGGCCAAGGTAAAAATGAAACAGAATTAAACAATGCAGCACAAGAATGGGGCCTAGATCCTAAAGCAGATATGTGGAAATTACCCGCATTATATGTAGGTAATTACGCAAAAAGGGATGCAGAGCTGACCTATTCTTTGTGGAGAGTGATGCAAAAAGAATTAAGCGACCAGGATCTGGGATCTATCTTTGATCTAGAAACTGATTTGTTTCCGTGTCTAGTTGATATGAGATTTAAAGGGGTTCGTGTCGATACCGAATCAGCCCATAAATTGAAGCAAGAGTTAAGTACACAAGAAAAACAATTGTTATTAGAAGTAACCAAAGAGACAGGAGTAGAGTGTCAAATATGGGCAGCAAGATCGATTGCCAAAGTTTTTGACAAGTTAAATTTACCTTACGAAAGAACTGCAAAAACACAAGCACCATCCTTTACTAAAAACTTTTTGTCTAATCATACGCATCCTCTAGTTAAAAACATAGCAAAAGCTAGAGAGATAAACAAGGCACACACAACTTTTATTGATACAATAATAAAATATGAACATAAAGGTAGGATACACGCGGATATTAATCAAATAAGATCTGACCAAGGTGGCACTGTTACTGGCAGATTTTCATATTCTAATCCTAACCTACAACAGATTCCTGCTCGTAATAAAGACCTAGGTCCACTGATTCGATCCCTATTTTTACCAGAGTCAGGTTGCGAGTGGGGATGCTTTGACTACAGTCAACAAGAACCAAGACTTGTAGTGCACTATGCATCTCTAGACCAAGACACAAGTGTATTTGGTGTTAAAGAAGCTTACGATGAGGGTGACGCAGACTTCCACACTATTGTAGCAAAAATGGCAAACATACCAAGGACAGCTGCTAAAACGATCAATCTGGGTCTTTTTTATGGTATGGGTAAAGCAAAATTACAAGCAGAGCTAGGTGTCAGTAAAGACAAAGCAGAAGAATTATTTAATATCTATCACAGCAGAGTGCCATTTGTTAAATCACTAATGAACTCTGTTTCTAACAGAGCACAACGAAGAGGTCAGATCAGAACATTACTAGGTAGATTGTGTCGGTTTCATTTATGGGAACCAAATCAATTTGGTATACACAAAGCTTTACCATTTGATGAAGCAAGAGCAGAGTATGGTCCAGGAATAAAAAGAGCATACACATACAAAGCTCTTAATAAATTAATACAAGGATCAGCAGCTGATATGACAAAAAAATCTATGTTAGATTTATACAAAGAAGGAATTGTCGCACACATACAAATACACGATGAGTTAGATATTTCTGTAGAATCACCAGAGCAAGCTAAAAAAATTGTTGAGATTATGGAGAATGCTGTTAAATTGGAAATCCCTAACAAAGTTGATTATGAGTCTGGTAAGAATTGGGGAACAATAAATGATTAACTATGGCATATCTAAACGCAAACATACCACCAGAATACGCACAAATCAGGAGAGAATATCTCTATGATCTTAAGAAACATCACGGCGAAGTTGAAGATTGTATTATCTTTGGGATTAGTTCGATCACTGGCAAATCGATTTTATTTCACGCGATTATGGAAAATGGCGCGATCTTTTACCGTCTGCCGATCACTGCGTTTATTCAAAGAGGTTTTAAAGCGAAAGACGTTCCTAAACGTAGACTTGATGAGTTACAGTTATGGAACTGTTTTAGTTATTATCCTTCTGTGCATTCTTGGGATATCCTAGAGGCACAAGCCGGTAAATACATAGGCAAAGACAAGAAATGGCATCACGGTAAATATTTATTTACTGTTGACTTTGCACATCCTGAAAGTAATATAATGGATACGGATCATTCAGAGATACCGCACGAGCACAAATGTGCTCACATCATAGCCCTCGATGATGGGAACTATGCAGCACAACCTAACAACAGATGTATATGGGACATACCTTCATTTACAGTGAAGAATAATGTACCAGATTGGAAAGTCCAAACGTCTGAGTGGAATGTAGAAAACACAAGTAAATGGAAGACCGAAGATACGGATAATTTCTTTTACGAAATAGAGGAGAAGAAAAATGATTAAAAAAGTGTGGGAAAAAATTAAAAGCATTTGGGAAAAAATCGTTGGTAAATTCTGGGTAAACTAAGATGAAAAGACTATATGCCCTACTATGGGCGTGTCTTTTCACAGGCTTGGTGTACGCAGATACGACTCAAAATAATACAAGCGGATCGAATACTTCGATAACGGGTGGCTATACTAATGCTACAACGTACGAATCAGGATCTAGCTCTGCCTCTACAACAACAAACAACTCAACATCAAACATAAGATCAGCACCTCCAACTGCATCTGCACCAAACGTAGGAGCAGGCGGTATGGATATTTGTGCTGTAGGTGTATCAGCTGGTGTGCAAA